ATTTGATCCGGAGGAGTGGGTTGAGCTCAGTAACTGGGGACCTGGTTCTACACTTGACGTTACGGGTGTAGATACCAGCTCAGTTAATAAGTTCCGGTTAGAAACTGGAACAACGCGTGCATTGTACGATCTTATGAACGAGTTTTACGCGCTCATTTATCCCTCATGGAACCTTTCTAACCAGAAGGTCCATTTGGGAAATAAGATCGTGACTGTCCCTAAGAACTCGAAGACGGATCGAACCATTGCCATTGAACCCGGACTTAATGTCTGGTTTCAGTTAGGCATTGGTAAAATGATACGTCGAAGGCTTCGTAGGGTGGGCATTAATCTTAACTCACAGGAGCGAAATCAGCAACTCTCTAAGAGAGGAAGCGTAGACGAAAGTCTCGCTTCTGTTGATTTTTCTTCTGCGTCGGACACAATTTCAGTCTCCACCGTTGAAGCTCTTTTGCCTCCTCGATGGTTTTTGATCTTGAGTTCGTTAAGATCAATGTATGGCGTCTTGGGAAAAGACCTTATCAAGTACGAAAAGTTCTCCAGTATGGGGAACGGTTTTACTTTCGAGCTTGAGACACTAATCTTTTGGGCTATCGCTACTTCCTGCTGCGAAGCAGTAAAAGCGAATCGCTCACTAGTTAGCGTTTACGGGGATGATGTTATCATACCCCGTGAGGCCTATTCTCTTTTCCAGAGTACCTGTGAGTTCTATGGCTTCCATGTAAATGCTCAGAAGAGTTTTTCTTCTGGGCCCTTTCGTGAAAGCTGTGGTTCCTACTGGTTCAATGGAATTAACTGCAAGCCATTCTTTTTAAAGGAATTGATCAACAGTCGTGACGAGAAGTTTAAAGTCGCTAACGGGATTAGGCGTCTATCGCATCATGGGGGTTACTACCCATTTTGCGAAGTCCGCTTTAAACCTGTGATCGACCTTATCATTGAATATACTTCCGAAAGGTTGTATATCTCTGATGGCTTCGGTGACGGAGGATTTATCGAGAATTTCGATTTATCTTCTCCATCGCGCGCCAGGCATGGTATCGAAGGATACTTTGCCAAGGCGATAGTCACTGTGCCTTTAGGGTACAAAACTGATGATCCTTCACTCTTGCTTGCAAGATTGAAGAGCCGCAGTGTAGACATGTGCTTTGGAAACTTAGTACATGTCAGACGCCGTGTGAAACAATCTCGTAAGAGATTGCTCATCCGACAGTGGTATAACCTCGGTCCATGGTTATAAAACCTGGATCTGTTTAAGGTTACACCCTTGGTCAAATGACTTGGGTGCTTCACCGGGAAACCGGTGGGGCAAGGGAAAAGAATAAAGGGG